TTGGTTTATATTTGATTCTTCTGGAAATCTTCTTGCCATTTTCGTAACCACGATAAAGTAACATGTTTCCATAGCGTGAGACATTAGTGTAAAAATTCATGTAGACAAATCCATAATAATATAGTATATTATATCATACTTTAGGCATATTGTAAAGTGTTTTTTAAAGGTGGGGGAAATTTCTTTCCCCCGCATGAGTTTCAGTTGGTGACCTAAAATGCATTCACTTGTAGCCAGATTACTAATGGTGCCAATCCTAAAATTACACCACCTGTTGCTAGCATGACAAGTATTCCACTTAGGGTCTCCGCAATGTCCTCGTGTTTATTCACATAATGAATTAATGTTTTCATTGCTGTTCTCCAGTAAAAAAGTTATTACTTATCTACTGGGTGTTCGCTGATACTAGCCTTTCAAAAAAGATTTTTTCTTTGATGCCCCAGCAGACCCTATTTTGATCTTCCTAGGACGCCTCTCTTCTGGAAGTTCAACTCTAGCATACACTACGAGTATTCCATTCTCTAAGTCGGCACCATCTATTACGACAAATTCTGAGAGTCGGAAGCTCTTCTCAAATTTGCGGGATGATATACCTTTCCAAGCATATTCGCGTTCATCAGATTCAATACTACCTTTTATTTTTAAGATGCCATCTTTGACTTCAAGTCCAATATCATCTTTAGTAAAACCCGCAACTGCAAGTTCGATGAGAAATTTCTCCTCGTCGATTTTTACAATGTTGTGTGGTGGGTAGTTATCGTTTCCAGACCTAGCAGAGGTATGAATCCTCTCCAGTTCATCAAATAGTCCTTCGAATCCTACAAACAAAGAACGCGGTACATTTAAAGTATTTCTAACCATTCTAATTTCCTCCTATTATTAAGCAAGGTTAAATTTGTGAGGCCCGACCTTCGGCACCTCACATATATTTATACAACTTTCGTTGCTACTTTTGAACCATTCTACAAACTTTTGTAATTCTTCCTGATTTCATAAGTTTATGGAACAGCTCAAATGTTCTTATTATCATTTTCATTATTACTGTTTCCTATATTATATTTAGGACACAGTTCCCATTGCGTTTTTTCTTTATACGGAATGACCTTTATTTGTCGCAATGGTGCTAGAGCTCTACTAGCATTTGGATTAATAATATCTACTAATCCCCAGTCGGCTAGAAGAGTAGCAATTGTGTTCCTACGTTCTAGGTCATTCTCAACTAGATTAGAAGGTTTTCCATCTAGTAAAAATAGTTCTTTAAAGTGAACTATAAAATATCTGCCCTGTTTGTGCAGTATATGACACGACTGGTATAATTTTTGATCCTTTCTTGAAGCTACTCCTATACGCGTTAGCGTTTCTCGTATCTTTAAGAAATCATCGGGCTCATTTAAACTAACCTCCAACATAGATGCTGGGGTCCAGTTAGTGACTTGGTTGTTATTTTCGTTTTCCACCTTTATAAATCCTTAATTTCAAATCATTAATTTGTTCATTACTTAGTAAGGGTAATACAGATTTAGCTTTCTCATTACTATACCCATAATATTCTTTAATAAGCTCTAAGTCTGAAACATTTTCGGCCTTAATCCATTTGGACCACCTTTTTTGTTTCTTTATTATATTTATAAAAAAATCAAATTGAAGGCGGTGATCCAGGTGATGATTTAAGTTCATCTCGTTTGCATATAATATAGTATCTCTAAAGTTACCTAAAGCCTTATTAATAATAAACGGTGCATATTCTTTTTCTGCAATATCATCTACCATAATATCTTTTTTGGTATAAGTTACAGAATTTACATAATCAAATGGATTCATTTTTTCATTAACCTATCATACACTAAATCATCTAATAATTTAGCTCTTCTTGATAGTTCTACATTTTCGTCTTGTAATTCCATCACTCTCATTTGTAAATCATGTACTTGTTTTTGCATTTCTGCAATTTCTCTTTTTAACATTTCGTCATTTGATTTTAATATCATTTAAATTCTACCCCCGCCATTATTTCTGTTAAACATGCAACCATATTTAGTTCATGGTCAGCAACAAAACTATTCTTATATTGATAGTCCGCAAGAATGAGGACTAATTGAGGAATGCTTTGTGGTTGAACATATTCATTCATATTATCATATAACTTTCTAAATAAAGATGCTGGTTCCTGGTCGATATTATCTGCGACCCATTGTCTCATTAACTTAAAGTTTTTATCTTTTAAGTGACTCATTAAATCAGAAATAGAAACTTCTGATAAAGAAACTAAGATACCAGAGTCAATGTGGTTCGATACAGAATATCTTTGTAACTCATTTAGTACCCTACGCCAATCTGGCATATGTTTCATAATTAATTCTGCAAGTACTGGTTCTTCAAACTTGATATTTTCTTCAGTTAGTATTTGTACACATCTTTGTAAAAAGGACGCACATAATTCTGGCATATCTTTTTTTGCCATATTAAATTCTACTACTGAACATCTTGAATGTAAAGGTTCTATAATTCTATTTTTAAAATTACAGGTCATAATGAATCGGCAGTTATTACTAAACTCTTCTATAAATCCACGCAGAGCAGGTTGTGTCGATTGTGGATTAAGATAATCTGCCTCGTCCAAAATAACTACTTTATAACCACCCTGTAAAGAAACCGTGGATGCAAAGTGTTTTATTTTTGTTCTTAGTGTATCAATGTTACCTTCTTCGGATCCATTAATTAATAAGTAGTCAAGACCTAATTCATTACATAAGGCCTTTGCGACAGTAGTTTTACCGATACCAGCAGTACCTGTAAATAAAAGATTAGGTATTTCCTTTGTTTCAAGTATCTTTATAAAAGATTGTTTTAGTGTTTTAGGTAATACAGTATCTGCTACTGTTTTTGGTCGATACTTCTCGACCCACAGGTATTCATGGTTCATTACGATGTCCCCTGTTCTGTTAGAGTGTCGAGTGTTTCTAAATCGTGTTCACCTATTATTTCAATAAGAAAAGTTCCATTTTCTTGTTTATCTACTGTAAATGATAGGTCATATCCTTTTGATTCTAAGATATCTGCCCTAGAACAAAATTCGTTAAATTCTTTTGATGTTAAAGTTGCTTTCATGTTTTCTCCATAATAAAGTGTGGCCGGGAGTCCTTATTTTATTGTATAAGGACCATTTGTGCGGATTCAGGCGTCCTCTCCTTTTCCTTTGAACTCCCGACCAAGCCGCATTTACGAACCGTTGAGTTAGTCTTCGACGACTTCTTCAACTGATGGTTCTTCAACAGGTACTGAGCCTTCAGGGGCTTCTTGACCTTGGGCTGCTGATGCAGCATTTAAGAAGGATACAATCCTACTTCTAACACCACCGACTGCCTCTAGTTCAGCACCTTCAAATCCACCACGTCTTGAACAGATATCAATAATCTGTACTACTGTTGCGATGTCTTGAAGAGAGAGCTGAGGTGTCTCTGGTTGTCCGCCTTCCATTGGAAGGTCTTGATTCATATTTTCTTCAGCCATTTTTTTCTCCTATTTGCAAATAGACTAATTTAAGAGTACCCGACCATTCGGCATACCCCATATTATCCTCATAATTTATATGAGAATTTGGTTGCATAATATATTTATACATCAAATGTTGATGTTTTCTCTAAGGCGATAAAATAATTTACTGGTAAACTTTTACACACCCATTTAGAAATCAATTTAGATGATATAAACACATCATACGCGCCATGAATTAATTTCAGATTTGAAATATTCATAACAAAGTTATAATTAAAGCCAGATGTATTCTGACCTAAATTTAATTCAAAAGTATTTGCACTACTATCTTTAGCATCATATACTTTTGCAATTACATCTGTTCCGCCTTCTATAGAAAAGTCAATGTGACCTAATACACTGGCCGCTTTTTTTATTCTACCTAAGGCATCTTCGGTAAAGTGAACTTGTACCTCTGTTTCAGGCATAGTAATATCTTTATCAGGAGTTGTTAAGATACTAGGTTGTGCAAAGAAATATCGAACTTTATTCGAACCATCTTTGATCAGCACTGCATTCTCTTCGAACTCGAGTGTTGGATTTTCTACTAAACTGTGTATAGATAAAAATTCATTTAAATCATATATACCCATTTCTTTAGGAAAGTCCTCGACGATATCTGCTGTCGCCAAGATGTTCTTTGCCTCTGAAATAGTTTTTAATTGTTGACCTGGTTTTAGAACCATATTTGCATTTACTGTTGCAAAGTTAGTTAGTATTTCCAAGGTATTATCAGATAGTTGCATACGCATCTCCATAATTTATATTGGTTAATATTATATCACACATTTTAGTCTTTGTAAACCTCTGCGTGACTCTCGTTTTGGTCATGTACATGCAAAGCAATGATAGCGTAATGTAGTATTTTTAATAGGTCCTTCCTATTATATCCTTCTTTTTTGCCGTATCGTTGAGCATATTTCAGCACATTTCCTAAAGCAAAACCCATACCATGACCACAATCAATAATAAATTCTGTTGATTGAAAATTACTTTTACTGTAATGTCCGTCATAGGTTTTACTTACATAATTTAGGAGCTCTTTAATTAGAGCTCCCTCGTTAAATTTAAAGTTAGTTTTAGTCATAATCTATATCTGTATCAGGGAGTTCGACCTCTTCTAATTCTACACCAGCATCAACTTTAGAATATAAATCTAAGAATGCCGCCTTTGTATCATCGTCAAATCTTGCGATACATAGGTCAATTGATTTCATTCTATCATTAAAGATAGAGAATGTTTGAACTATGTGACATAATCTTCTAGTAGAAATTACCTCGTCAACTCCATCATCGTAAAAAGTCTTTCTGATAATGTCAGCCCATGTGACCAATTTATCAGCAAACTCTGTATCTGTTTTACCAAACTTTTCCATATTTTTTGCAATGATTTTCTTTTCAATTGCAATACTTGGAAATGGTTGGTCAATTGCAACTGTAAATCTTTCTAAGAAAGCATCATCTATAATAGTTGCCGCCGTAAATCTTCCGTCCTCGGATCCTTTACCTTTTGTGTTTGCAGTCGCCATTACATTGAAACCCTTTGCTGGTTTTACAACTTCTCCAGTCTTTTTAACAAGTACTGGTTTACCTTCTAAAATTCCTTGTAGACACATAATCTTATTAGTTGCCCTATCAATCTCGTCAAGAAGAAGTACTGCACCTCTTTCCATTGCCTTAAGAACTGGACCTTTTGAAAAGACAGTCTCGCCATTGATAAGTCTAAATCCACCTAACAAATCATCTTCGTCTGTTTCTGGATTAATCTGTACTCTAATAAATTCTCTACCTAGTTTGGCAGCGGCCTGTTCGACCATAAATGTTTTACCATTACCAGATAAACCAGAAATATAAACTGGATAAAACATTTCTGATTTAAGTATTTTTACAACGTCCTTAAACGAACCCCAAGGAACAAATGTTGGATCCTTAGTTGCATAGTTTGACTCTTCGTTTACTATTGATTGCATTTTCATAGAACCAGTAGGTACTTGTTCTGCAGTAGCAGATATTGTATTTCTTAGTGGTTCCATTAGATTGGCAAAGTCATAAGTACCAATCTTAATTCTGTTATCAGCTGTAAAAAGAGGATCCCAATCTTTACCCGTATATCCAAACTTTTTACCAGTATCTACTACTTGAGATTTTCTAAAAGAAGTCTGATCCGGGAATGTCTTAATCAGTTCCTTAAGAATTATTGTAGTTGAGGTTTTCATCGCATTTTTCATAATATATTTACTCCTTATTATTTAAATTACTTGTCCATTATACTACACTTTTAGGACAATGTAAAGTGTTTTTTGAAACTTTTTTTACTTTTTTAAGCAACGGCAGCTCCAAATTTGCCCATTAAAACTTTGTTTGTCTTTTTAGATTTTGCAAACTTCTTAAATGCATTTCTAATTTGTGCATCAGTTGCGTCCACGCCAATCTCGAAGTCTTCAGCATCTGTCTTTAGATTTTTACCACCTTTAATCATATAGTATGTGTCATATCCCCATACATCTTTATATTCTACACATTTGTTTTTTCTATACTGAGTGGCCGCATCTTTTGTCCATTCTGTAAAGGTTCCTGGTCTTTTTGTACCATAATCATGAAATAGATTACTTAGTCTCCATCTCCAATCACTAGCTGAATCAGCCATAAAGAAACCTATATTATTAGTATTGTATCTTTTTGATATATTGTTTAGAAGAGCCTTAGTCATACTTTTTCTACCATCGACACATTGTAATATTTTACCTTGAACTAACATCTTTATATTGAATGATGCAATTTTTACTTCTGGATCATATCTTCCAACAGTATGTACTGCATTTGCATCTCCATCAGTAAAAGTAATAAGGTTCATTTTCTCTACCTTAAACTTGTTAATAAAGTTTTTTACAATTTCGTGACTAACTACAAGAGCCTGATTTAAAGGAGTTGAACCCCATTGTTCGAACCTGGACCTACAGCCATCATATCCTCTACTCTCTTCGTGTACTCTATAATAAAGATGTCTTGTCGCCTCTTCAAACTCAGACTTTTTCATATCTGATGAAACAAGTAAAGGCATACATAGTTCGTCCATATCCATATGCCCTTTAGGTAAATACTCAAACCTTTCTGTACTTCTGTGTCTCCAACCTTCTGTAGTAAACGCATACACCTCGAATGGTATATTTACCCCTTTACAAAACATAACAGTATGCATAACCTGGTCAATAACATATTTCATTGACCCTGACATAGAACCAGAAAAATCTATTAACATAACCATACCGTGGTCTTTTGTATCGGCAAGTTTTGTAGACCTTAGAAAGATATCATCATTTGTTTTATATGACCATATTTTATTAACATCTAAGTTTCCAGTTTTTGCCGTAGTAGCTCTTGACCATCTAGTGGCCGCTTTCTTTTGTTCAAACTCTCTAACTGCATGTGTAACATTTGTTTTAAGTTCTTTCATATACTTTGGATAATCTATATCGGCCTCTCTCATACCTCTAATACAATTTTTTTCCCAATAATTATATTCGTCCTCTTTGGCCTTTTTTTCAACAATACTATAAAGATAGTCTCTATCCTTCTTTAATTCTTTATATGATATTATACACTTTTTAAGAATATCTTTTTGCGATTGTTGTATTATTAAAGGTTGTGTTCCGTCCTCGAATGCGTCTATTAAATCCCTTTCTTTACTTCTAAATATTTCATCAGTTATTGAAACATCTTCAGAATGTTCAGGCTTAGTGGAGGCAGTGTTTGGTTTACTATCTTCTTCTCCTTCGCCTTCATCTTCATCACTTTCAGCACCAGGAGTCGATTGTTTATTTTCTTCATGTTCTTCATTATTATTCTCCATATCATCATGACCCATAGACATATTGTCTTCGTCATCTTCTGTTCTATCATTTGTTTCTTGGACTTCTGATTTTTCTGATTTTGGTTGTTCTAAAAGTTCCTGCTGATTTTCTTTAGTATAATCATAGATATCTCTTACAAGTTGAACTACCTCGTCAAATGTTTCTGTATTACAAGCCCTTTTATAGAATACTACCTCTTCGTCATTGAAAGGTACTTCTATTAATTCTCTTAATTTAGTTTTTAGATTAATCTTGTCAATTAGCTTAGTCTGAGTCCAATCTATGTTTTTTATATCTCCGAAGAAATCATTATTTAATAATTGTAGATATCCTCTGGACATTGGTCCAACTAAACCAGCATATCTTGATTGAATTTTTCTTTCTATTCTTGCGTCTTCTATTACATTAATATAAGAACGAGGGCAACCATCTAGTTTTTCAGGACTGTCGTGCCAACCTTCATAAGGTGTTTCTAACGCATGGCCAACCTCGTGACCAATAAGTAAATCATAAACATCTTTACCCATATCTTTCCATAGAGGAAGTCCTAGTTCTCTATCTTTAATATTAAACCATGCTGTTGGATAATTACCATGTTTTATAGTAATGTTTTCTTTTGCAAGTAGTTTTGGTAAAACTGAATTGTTATATTGTAGCATTTGTACTCCTTATTTTATGTATACATTATACTACAAAAAAGGAGTACTGTAAAGTGTTTTGGCGAAAAAAGTGCGTCTTTTTTACGCAATCTTTGAAAAATTCTTAGATTTAAAGAATTCTATCTTACTTCTAAACTTATTTTCGAGTATGTCTCCTTTATGTGATATAATGAATACATTTGTTCCATCTTCTAATGTACTTAATATCTTTGTTAGATTTTCTATACCATCATGGTCAAGACTTGAATCAAAGGTTTCATCTAATATAAGAAGATTAGTTGCCGCACTATTCTTTAATTTGGCAATTTGTCTCCAAGTAAATAATAGTGATAAGTCAATTCTTTGTTTCTCGCCTTCACTAAATGATGCATAGTTAAATGTATCTCTATGTCTTGACCTAATAGTTTCATTAAAGTTTTCGTCAAGATGAAATGCAACAAAGAAGTCCAATATTTGAAGATACTGATTAATCAGACGATTCATTACAGGTAGATATTGTTTAATAACTTTGGTTTTTATACCAGTATCTTTTAACATTTCACCTATAACTTCATTATATGTCCTCTCTTCTACTAAGGTCAACTTCTGTTCTGTTGCCTTATCTTTTGTTTTTCTTATTTTTGAGAGTTCTCTTTTTGCCTTTCCTGTATCACCCGTTTGCGATGAAAGTGAATTAATCTCCGTCTGGACCTTATCAACCTCTTTCTGTAAGAGTGCGATTTTTTCATTATTAGTATTAATCTTTGATTGTCTCTGTCTCAATGTATTTAGTATATTGGCAATTTTATTACCTTCTTTTTCCGTAGTTACCACTTCTTTTTGTAATATTTGCATCTTATCTTGTACATCACTTGCCTGTGATTTTAACGAGTCAAGTTTTGTCTTTTTAATATCATTAGAGATTTCTTGTTCGCATGTAGGACAGTTATCGTTTTCGTCATAAAATCTGGCATCTTTTACAAGGGACTTAATTTGTTTTGTATAATCTTTATCCATTGATTTTATTTCTGACATTCTTTCTAGGAAGTTTTTATGTCTTTTTTCTTCTTCTGATATTAGTGATGTTAGATTTTTACCTAAGTCCTTTGACTCTTTAAATGTATCATCTATTTCCTTTTTATATACTTCTATTGAATCCCTTTTCTTGTCTATTTGGTCCTGGTTAAGAGCCTCTAAACCTTTAATATACTTTGACTGTGAATCAATTTTAGTATTAAATAAATCTATCTGATGTGAAACATCTGTAAGTGTATCTCTTAATTTAACATTACGCTCTTTTAATAATGTATTCATTTTGCTGAATATATTAATATCAAGTAAATCCTCTATAACAGCTCTTCTGGACCACGCCGGTAGTTGCATAAAGGGTATAAAGGAACTACTGCCCAAAACAACTACCTGGTGGAAACTTTTGTGATTTAGTTTAAGTATGTTTGTTTCTAAAAACTTTTGATAGTCTCTCATGTTAGATGATTGATTTGTCATCTTTCCATTTTGCCATATTTCAAACCTATTTGGTTTAATACCACGAATAATTTTAAATTCTTGATTACCTATACTAAACTCTACCTCTACAACTGTTTTCTTTTGATTAATAGAATTTACTAATTGCATTTTACCAATATCTCTATGTGGTTTTCCAAACAGACCAAAGGAGAGTGCGTCAAGTAAAGTTGATTTACCTGCACCGTTCTGGCCGACTATTAATGTTGATGGTGATTTATCTAATTTTATTTCGATTGGGTCTGTACCCGTGGACAGAAAGTTCTGCCACTTACATGATTTAAAGTGTATCATACTATTTCCAGGTTCTGTGCCTCTGTATAAAGTTTTCTTAACTCAACCTTTAGATGGTCTTTGTCAAGGTCAGTTTCAACTGCATCTACATATGAATCAAGTAATGTGGTAGTATCTTCGAGAGAAACTTTATCGTCCTCTACACTTTCACCTAAATACTCTTCAAATGATTCTGCAATTTTAAGTTCATATGTTTCTATACTTTGTAATCTATCTACAAATTGATCAAACATATATAAGTCATTTTTATTTATTACTATTAGTTTAATAAATTTCTTCTCGTATTGTGATACATCTATTTTACTGTAGTCTGTTTTTTCGTCATCATATATTACCTTTTTAAACATTGTAATTGGATTACGAACTGGTTCTACTGCTCTGGTTTCTGTATCTAATACATGGAAATATTTTGGATCATCTACATCTGCCCAGGTAAATTCCATCTGTGAACCAAGATAGTGGACATTTCCTTGACTTGATTTAGTATGAAAATGACCAGATAGTACCATTTCAAACCTAGAAAAAACATCTGCGTTCATACCGTGTGGATTTGGTACACCTGCCATCATATCAAAACCCTTGAGTTCTAAATGCGCGCCTAAAATAGGAGCTTTACAAGTCATTGCAAACTTAGTATATTCTTGTAGATTACCATTATTAATCCAAGGTATTACTGCAACTCCTAACCCATCATAATCAAGGACAGTAGGTTTCATTATAATATTTACATTACTGGTAAAATAACCAAGCAGTTCTTTGAGACTACACAATTCATTTGTATTTTTAAAATAGACATCATGATTTCCGGGTATAATATCCATGGTAATACCCATATCGCGAATAGGCTCAAGAAAATGCTTCCTATTAGCGTTAAGAGCCTTAAAGTTAACAAACTTTCTGTGTTCATAGTAATCACCTAAGTGTAATATGTTTTTAATGTTATGTTCTTTTAGATATGGGAAAAAGACCTCTTCATAAAATCTTTCTTGATATTTTAGAAATATATCCGATGAATTACGGACACCACAATGCGTATCGTTTAATATTGCTACTTTCATATATTATACCATAAAAAGTTCGAGTTTTTCTTTTTTGGCCTTTTCCTCCTTCGCGAAGTCTTTTATTGCTGTATCTTTTGCTTTTACATTTGATATTCTTTGTCTTAGTGTATCTACATAGGCCGCTGTTTCTTCGGCACCCTGTTCGTCCATACCCATTTGTACAAAGTCTTCAATACCCATTTTTTCAATAAATCTGAATTTAATATCTTGTTGTTTTTTCTCTTTAGTAATTCTTCTAATAAATGCGTAATAACATATTTGAGTAAAGTAACTAAATGCATTAGGTTTCCCTGTTCTAGTTGCGGCCTCAATATTGTAATTACCAATTGCCCTTAAACAATTTTCTACTGCGTCCATTACCATTTCTTCACGATAGGTATATCTTACAAAGTTAGGTCTGTGTGATAAACCCTCTGCAATCTTGATAAAACATTTCGCGATGTAATCCGTAACTTTTGGTTGTGGTTTGTTTTTTTCTTTTGCTTTATGTGCTTCTACTGCGTAATCAAAAACAGCTTGTGAAAACTCTTTATTGTTTACATAGTGTGCTTTATTTTTAGACATTTTTAATCTCCATAATGTTATATTATACTACATTTTCTGTTTAAAGTAAACCAATTTTTTTTAATTTTTTTTCAAAAAACACTTTACAAATGGCCGATTTTATGATATAATATATAAGTCCACCGCGAGGTTAGAGGTATACTATATTAATGTATAGTTGGATCCTCTATCTCGGATCCTGGACCAGAAAGATATTCTTCATCAAGTATATCCTCTTCCACCATTCGGCTGTATTGTTTTGTTTTCTCCATAATGTTTTTGATCGTTTGTTCAATATCTTGAACTTCATAATTTTGTTTAGTGACAGTGTTCATAATAAACTTAGTATAGGCTTGTTCAATATCCTCGTCGATAGGTACATGCTGTATACATCTATTCTTATATAATTTAAATATTTTTTGTGACGAGAGTGGAAACCAATGGTTAAATGTAATTTGTCCGAACATATTGGCGACTACAGCCACTGGTC